AACACAATGGTCTACTCCTTATGCTTGGGATTATATGAGATCAAGATTACGTTCTACTGCCTCTGATTTACCAATTTTTATGAGGGCAACAACAAACCCCGGTGGTAGAGGACATCATTGGGTAAAGAAAATGTTTATAGACCCTGCACCATATGGTCAACCATTTGATGCAACAAATATAGAAACAAATGAAGTATTAAAATATCCTGCAGGACATCGTAAAGCAGGAGAGTCATTATTTCAAAGAAGATTTATACCTGCTAGATTAACAGATAATCCATACTTAGCAGACTCAGGCGATTACGAAGCTATGTTATTATCTTTGCCTGAACAACAACGGAGACAATTACTTGAAGGCGATTGGGATATTAAAGAAGGTGCAGCGTTTACTGAATTTAATCGTGACATACACGTTGTTGAGCCTTTTCGTATACCTTCTAATTGGGTAAAGTTTAGAGCTTGTGACTATGGATATGGTAGTAAATCAGGTGTAGTATGGTTTGCAGTATCTCCTTCAGAACAACTTATTGTTTATAGAGAGTTATACAAGTCAAAAGTTCTTGCTACAGACTTAGCAGATATGGTTCTAGGACTAGAAGCAGAAGATGGTAATATAAAGTATGGAGTTCTTGATAGTTCTCTTTGGCATAAAAGAGGTGATACAGGACCTTCATTAGCAGAACAAATGATTTCAAGAGGGTGTCGTTGGAGACCTTCAGACAGAAGTAGAGGAAGTCGTGTGGCAGGTAAAAACGAACTACATAGAAGACTACAAGTGGATGAATATACAGAAGAGCCTAGATTAGTATTTTTTAGTAATTGTATAAATTTAATATCTCAGATACCTGCATTGCCGATAGATAAAAAAAATCCTGAAGATATTGACACAAATTCAGAAGATCACTTGTATGATGCGTTAAGATATGGTATAATGTCAAGACCACGTTTTAGCATATTTGATTACGACCCTATAGGTAGACCTAAGTCTAGTATGCCTGTAGCAGACTCAACATTTGGATATTAATATGGCAGAAGAAAATGAAATAATGGAAACTGATGGCATCGCATTAGACGATGTTAAAGAAGAAACCTCTACCGAAGACGTAGACGTTGGCAACATCGTTGGTTATGTCATGGGTAGATTTAAAAAGTCAGAAGACTATAGATACGAAGATGAACTAAGATGGGTTAGATCGTATAGAAACTATAGGGGAATATATGGACCTGATGTTCAATTTACTGAAGCAGAAAAGTCTAGAGTGTTTGTAAAGATAACAAAAACAAAAACTCTTGCAGCATATGGTCAAATAGTAGATGTTTTGTTTGCTAATAATAAATTCCCATTAAGTGTAGACCCAACAAAATTACCAGAAGGAGTAGCAAAAGATGTTTCATTTGACCCCAAAGAACCTGAAGAACTACGCAATTCAAACTTGGAATCACCTTATGGTTTCAATGGCGATGGCATGGAGTTACCTAAAGGAGCAACTGAAAAAAGTTTACTTGAAAGGCTTGGACCTTTGGAAGAAAAGTTGCAAAATGTTGAAGGACTTAAAGAAGAGACTGGCAAAACTCCTACAGCGATAACATTTAGTCCTGCTATGGTAGCAGCTAAAAACATGGAAAAAAAGATACACGATCAACTAGAAGAGTCTAGTGGAACAAAGCATTTGCGTAGCACTGCTTTTGAGATGGCACTTTTTGGAACAGGTATTATGAAAGGACCTTTTGCAGTAGACAAAGAATATGCTAATTGGGATGAAGAGGGTAATTATAGTCCTGTTTTTAAAACTGTTCCACAAGTTAATAATGTATCTGTTTGGAACTTTTATCCTGACCCTGATGCATATAACATGGATGAAGCCTTATATGTTATAGAGAGACATAAAATGTCTAGATCAGAAATGAGAGCATTAAAGAAAAGACCTTTCTTTAGAGAAAATGTTATTGATGAAGTTATCATGGATGGTGAAAACTATGTCAAGAAATATTGGGAAGATGATTTAACAGATTACAATCAAGAAAATTACATTGATAGATTTGAAGTGTTTGAGTATTGGGGTATGATTGATACAGACATGATCATGGATCAAGAAATAGAAATACCTGAAGAACTAAAAGAATTTGACGAACTACAAGCAAATATATGGATATGTAATAATAAATTACTTAGAGTTGTATTAAATCCATTTAAACCTGCTAAGATACCTTATACTGCAGCACCATATGAATTAAATCCATATTCTTTCTTTGGAATTGGATTAGCAGAAAATATGGATGATACACAAACTCTTATGAATGGTTTCATGAGAATGGCAGTAGATAATGCAGTGTTATCAGGAAACTTACTAATAGAAGTAGACGAAACAAACCTAGTTCCGGGTCAAGACCTATCTGTGTATCCGGGTAAGATATTTAGAAGACAAGGTGGAGCACCGGGTCAGGCAATCTTCGGTACAAAGTTTCCAAATGTGTCTACAGAAAATATGCAGTTATTTGATAAAGCAAGACAGTTAGCAGATGAAAGCACAGGCTTTCCGTCTTTTGCTCATGGACAGACAGGCATTACAGGTGTAGGTAGAACTGCATCAGGTATATCTATGTTGATGAGTGCAGCAGCAGGTAGTATCAAGACTGTTATAAAAAACATAGATGACTATCTACTAAAACCTCTAGGTGAAGGATTGTTTAGATTTAATATGCAGTTTGATTTTGATCCGAGTATAAAAGGTGATTTAGAAGTTGTTGCACGTGGAACAGAGAGTCTAATGGCAAACGAAGTTAGATCACAAAGACTTATGCAGTTTTTACAAGTATCATCTAATCCTGCTCTAGCACCTTTTGCTAAGTTTGATTACATTATACGTGAAATCGCAAAGTCTTTAGATTTAGATGTAGATAAAGTAACTAATAGTTTACAAGAAGCAGCTTTACAAGCAGAACTTATGAAAGACTTTCAACAAGCACAACCACAACAAGCACAAGCTCCTGCAGGTGCAGACCCTAATGACCCAACAGGTGCAGGTGGAGGAACTATAGGAACAGGTGTAGCACCTGTACCACAGGAACAAGGATTTACAGGAAGACCTCAAGGTGGACAAGAAAATACTGAGCAAACTGAAACCCCTAGTGAGCAATCACAACCAATGGGAAGTATTCAGTAATTACATAGATGCTCTTATAGAGCAACAACATAAAGCTATAGAGCAAACAGACAGTACAGTTTTAATGTATAGAAGTCAAGGTTCTATTTCTACTTTGCGTAGACTAAAACTATTAAGGGATGAGGTCTTTAAAAATGTCAGTTGAATCTAGAAGAAAGCAACGAGAGCCAAAAACAGATACGGAAAAGTTGCTTCAAAAAGAAAAAGCTAAAGCAGGACTTCAGGCTCTAGCTATAGGTCCTGTTACAGGTGTATTAGGACTTCCTTCTGATATATTAGACTTAGCAGACATGGCTAATGATGCAGTTGCTAAATATGGCGAAGATACAGTTTTAGGACAGTTTTCTAAACTAATAAAACCAAAGTTAGATGAAGTACAAGAAAAGTATGGTAGAGAAGCATTTGATAGAGGATTTACAGAACTAACAGGTATAAAGTCAGATGTAACTAATCCACCACAGATGTTAGGTGAACTAATATCTTTAGGCACTTTAGCAAAAACAGGGGTAAAGGTAGCAAAGACAGTCGGAGAAACTTTTTCTGACACATATAAAGGAACTAAAAAACTATTTGAAGATTCTACTATTCCACCTGCAGGAGGTTCTAAGTTAGCAACAGTAGACGATGCACCACTTCCTGAAATAAAAGAAACGGAAACTTTATTACAAAAACCTGAAAAAGTAGACACAACTCTTAAAACTCCTAGTGCAGAGGACTACGCAAATCTACCTGTAATTAATCCAAGCGTAATTGGATTACAAACTGAGATAGGTAAAAGACAAGCTAAAAAGTTTTTTGATTTAGAAAAAAATACTAATAAATCTCCTGAAGAAATATTTGCAGAAACAGGGGTATACAGAGGTCCTGATAAAAAATTAAGATACGAGTTAGATGATCGAGGAGCAAAACTAACTAAAACTATTAAAAAACAATTTAAAAATTTTGATAGTGAAGTGCCTATGAGTAAATTACCTCTAGGAAAAGAATTTACATTAGAACAAATTTTCGATTTTGATGCTCTTTACAAACAATACGATAAAGGCATTTTGCAAAATAATATAATGTATAAACCTATAAAAGATTTAAAGATAAGGTTTAAAAAGATATTATTTAATTTTAATGATTTAGGTGGATATGATCCTGTTGACGATGTTATAGACATAAATTTAAATGCTACTGCATTTGGACATACGGATAAAAGTTTTAAAACTACCAAGGTAACTCCTAAAGAAAGACAGGCTAGAATTGAATCAACTATATTACACGAAATACAACACGCTATTCAACATAGAGAGGGGTTTTTTAGTGGAGGCAATTCAAGGGATAGACTAAATAAAATTAATCCAAATCATAAACAAGATGGAGACACTAATAGAGCTTTACTTGATAAAGCTAGAGAAAGATTAGAAAAAGTAAATGAAGATGCAAGATTTCCAATTGAGAATTTTATAGATGAAAAGATTAGATTAGAAAAAAAAGCTAAGAGTGGTGAAGAAATAGGAGAGTTTGCTAAAGAATATTTAGAAGAATTAAAAGAAAAAGTTGATAATCTAGACATACCAAAAAACGTTAAAGCAAAATACGGAAAAGATTATGAAAACTACAGAAAAAATCAAGACATTTTAGACGATCAATCTAGAAAAGCCTACCAAGAATATAGAGATATATATGGTGAAAGAGAAGCTAGGTTAGTAGAAGATAGATATCAAAAAAGAAAAGAGCTATTAGGCAAAGATGATACCTTTATAAAAAAATTATTTCGTGGTAAGCAAGACGATGTAGATACAAGTCTTAGAGGAGACACAGAATTTATACAAGAGTTCGGTGGAGTTTCTCCGAATGCTAAACTTGTAAAAGATGCAGATGGTCAGATTGTAGGAGTTACATCTAGCAAAAGTGAGTTTTCTTCTAAAAATTTTAAACCTGAGACTATACGAATAGGAGAGTTTCCCGCAAATCAAAAAAAGTGGTTTTTAGATGGAGACACTGTAACTTTATATCATGGTACTAGTAAAGAAAATTTAGAAAAGGTAGTAAGTGGTGGTTTAAAAGGAGATGCAGACGGACTTGTGTACACCTCTCCTGACGTTCACTCTGCAACAGGATATGGTTCAGTAAAAGGTGGGGAAAAGGCTAATAAAAGTAAAAGTGGAAAACAAGTAGATTTTAATCCTGATAGTGACAGAATAACTTTAAAATATGAGATACCTAAAAATGAATTTCTAAAATTAATAGGTGATCCAAATAAAACTCAAAGAAGTATTAGTAGCAAAACTAAATTATTTAATGAAGATAGTAAACAATTATTTGATAGAACTAAAGACAATCCTCAATTTTATTCTAGAGGTGAGCCTATAAGTCCTGCAGGTAATTACTATGAAGGTACAGAAATAAGATTCAAAGAAGGAGATATAGATAAATATTTAGTAGGAGCAGTTGAAAGAGTTAGAACTCCTAAAGTACAACAAGAGATGATTTCAGTGTTTCCAAAGCCTGAAAGAATGTTTCCAAAAGGTGAAGCACCTAAAGGTGGTGATTATTTAAACCCTGCAACAGGTGAAGTGCTAACAGATAGAAATGTATCTTCTGCTAATATAAAAATTAATCCTGACGGAAAACCATCTTTTAAAGTTTCTGATGATAATGTAGAGAGTGTAGGAACTACAGGTAAAGGTAACTCTCAGATTAAAACAAATTTATTTAAAAAGAAAGCAGGATGGAAATGGACTGATACTCCATCAGGTATGGATAGCATAGAAACATTAGTATCAGTAACACATAAAGGTAAACATTTTTATACTGTAGAAACAGATTTTACAAAAGGGGTAAATTTAAAAAAATATCCTAACTCTCCTACAGAACCTAAACTAAGACCCACAGTAGTAGGACAAATAGAATTAGGACAACCTATTGGTGAGATATCAGTTAGAGGTAAACCTCATAAAGTTTACGACAAAATAAAAGCATTTAACGAAGGTGGTATAGCTATGAAAGAACAAATGGAATTATTTCAAGAAGGTGGACTTCAAGAAGAAGGTGGCACAATTGATCCTGTATCAGGAAACGATGTACCTCCGGGAGCAACACAAGAAGAAGTTAGGGATGACATACCTGCACAGTTAAGTGAAGGAGAGTTTGTATTTCCTGCAGACGTTGTAAGATACATAGGGTTAGAGAAACTTATGCAGTTAAGACAAGAAGCAAAAGCAGGATTAAAAAGAATGGAAGAAATGGGTCAGATGGGTAACGCAGATGAAGCTACATTACCTGATGATATTCCATTTACAGTAGATGATTTAGATACACGAGAAGAGACAGAAGAAGAAAAAATAGAGATGGCAAAAGGTGGTGTTATAGAAGCACAAGCAGGAACATTTGTTTCACCTACATTTGGAACATTTACACAACCATCTTCTGTTGTATCACAGTTTCAAAATACTGCACCTAATGTGCAATTACCAAATACTGTTCCTATGAATACAGGACAACAGATAGGTGGCTTCAATGTACCACAAGTAGGTGGCACTCAAACATTTCAAGATTTAGTAGGAAGAAGTCCGGGTCAGTATGATGAGTTTCGTAAATATGTAAATGAAGCAGGTATGATACTTAATATACCATTTAAGGATGGAGAACCTTTATATCCTGTACCTGAGGGATATACATTTCAAGACCCTGAAAAAACAAAAGTAGAAGATCCTTCCGTGGTAAACGTAAAGCCTCAAACTGCTAGAGTCGAATCGGTAAGTGGCGATGATTCTCCTGATCCTGAAATGGAAGCAGGTTTAGGTGGTGGAAGAGTTGACATCGGTGGACAAACTTTTGCTACACAATTTGATTTTAGTGGTAATTTAATAGGTATAGCAAATGTTGAAGATGCTTTAAGAACAGGTAGAGCAGATTTCTTTGCACCTAATCCTGAATTAAGAGGATTATTAACAGACGAGATAAAAGGAAACTTAGCAAGGTTAGGTGGAGGACCTTTTGGTGCGTTAGGAAGAAATCTACAAGAAAAAGGCTTCTTACCAAAAAGTATACCATTAGGAGCAGAGACTATAAAAAAAGGCGATATAGCAAGTAAGCAATTAAGAACTTACGATGCTTCTAAGGCAGGTATGAGACCAGAAGATATGCCTATGAAAAGACCTTCTTTAGCAGAACTAAGAAAAGGTGAATTAAGTGCAAAAGAAATAGATGCAAAAAAACTAGAGGATGAAGAAAAAGATATTGCAGGAGCAGGTTTAGGACAAAGAAGTATAGTTATGAAAAATATGGGAGAAAAGGCATCTACTATGTCTGAGTCAGAGTTCCAACAAACGAGGTTAGAAATGGATAGAGCAACTATTGAAGATAGATTTTCTCAAGATGCTCAAAACGATATTAGTCTTGCAGGAGGAACTGTTTCAGTTGACTTAAATCCTAATGGAACTAGTTATAGTAAAAATGCAGATGGGTCATTCACACACGAAGATGGTACAACTGTAAACTTTACAGATAGTCAGGGCAATCCGGGCAATGCTCCACCTCCGGGTGATTATTCTCCACCTTCTTATGACACTGGTACACAAGACAGTGCATTTGATACCACAAGTTCTTTCTCTGAAGGAGTAACTGAATCAGGTGGAATGTTTACAGCTAAAGGTGGATTTATAAAGAAACCTAAACCTAAAGTTAAAAAGATGAAGCGAGGTGGGTTAGCTTCAAGAAAATAACCCACATAGTTGGCTACTTATCCCCCAACAGTAATTGGCTACGATAACCCCAAAGGAGAAAAAAATGGCTGAACAAGCACAAGAAATGGTGACAGATGCTACACCTGAAAAAAAGGCATTTATGGCAAAACGTTCTACTTATGAAGAGAGAATAAAAAAAGATGAGGAAGAACTAAAGCAACTTTTAGAGGAGAAGACAGGTGGCGAAAAACAAGAAGAACACCAAGACAGCACCGAAGAAAAGGAAGAACCAAAGAACGCAGAAGAAAGAACCTTCAAAAAGCGTTATGGTGATCTCCGTAGGTATTCTCAAGAAAAAGAAAAAGAATATCAAAAAAAGTTAAAAGATTTAGAAAGTCAATTAACTGACGCAACAAACAAGGAAATGAAGCTACCAAAGTCTGACGAAGACTTGGAGGCATGGGCAAAAGAATATCCTGATGTTGCAAAGATTGTAGAAACCATAGCAATGAAAAAAGCTAGAGAACAATCTGAGCAGTTAGAAAAAAAGATAAAGCAGATAGATGAAATGCAAATATCTGCAACAAAAGAAAAAGCAGAGGTGGAGTTGTTAAAAATACACCCTGACTTTGATGAGATAAGAGATAGTGACGATTTCCATGATTGGGCAGAGCAACAACCAAAGTGGGTACAAGATGCACTATATGAAAATGAGAATGATGCAAGATCGGCAGCTAGAGCTATTGACTTATACAAGGCAGATAGAAACATTGGCAAAAAAGATAAAAGCGAGAGTGGCAAAAGTGCTGCTAAAGCAGTTAATACGAAAAGTAAAAAAACTGAAGTCGATGTTAATGAAACGTCTAAAAAAATTAAAGAGTCTGATGTTCAAAAAATGAGTGCTGATCAATACGAAAAAAATGCAGATATGATAATGGAAGCTATACGTTCAGGCAATTTTTTGTATGATGTATCAGGTTCTGCACGATAAGTGTTGACAAATTTTTATTTATAGATATAACTATAAGTAACTATAAATGTGACCCTTTTTATAAGATACTCACATATATTAAAGAAACTTGGAAGCCTACCTAAAAGTATGAGCCTATATTTAAGTAGCTATTAAATATACAACCTCAATATACAATTAGCCGATGACGAGTAAATATGTAGCATACTTTTGTGTGCATTTGTTTTATTTTCAAAATGGAGATGAAAATGGCATTTAAAACTGCAGCAGGTTACGGAAATCTGCCTAAT